GAAACCCGAGTCCGTCATATGGATTATGGGGTTGTGCTTAGTGCTTTCTTCTGGAGACGATTTAAAAACAAAGAAGACATAACATTCTTTGATCCCAATCAAGTTCCAGATCTATACGAAGCGTTTTATCAAAATACAGCACTGTTCGAAGAGCTGTATGTAAAATACGAAAAACGTACGGATCTAAGAACCAAAACAATCAGTGCCGAGGAAGTGTTCAAATCGGGCATCTTGAAAGAGCGCACGGATACAGGACGTATCTACCTTGTGTTCATTGACAATGTAATGAAGCAAGGCCCGTTTGATCCTGAATATCATACAATCTACCAGAGTAACCTTTGCTGTGAAATACTTTTACCTACTAAGTCCTTTAAACGTCTGGATGACGATAGCGGTCGTATCGCACTTTGCACCCTGGGCTCAATCAATTGGGGTGCGTTCCGTAACCCAGAAGATATGCGCCGTGCTTGTCGTATACTGCATCGTAGCCTCAACAATATTCTTGACTATCAAGACTTTCTTTCCATCCAGTCTAAACTCTCCAACGACGAAATCAGGCCGCTGGGAATCGGAATCACAAATCTTGCCTACTGGCACGCCAAACGAAGCCTCAGGTACGGAGAACGAGACTCCTTGGCTGAAGTCAAGACGTGGATGGAACACCAAGCCTACTACCTAACTGAGGCTTCGGTTGAGCTGGCCAAGGAACGTGGCAAGTGCGAAGGTAGTGATCGTACACGTTATGGCCACGGTGTGTTTCCTTGGGAACTACGTGCCTCGGGTGTTGATGAATTAGCTAACTTTGCTCCAGAACTAGACTGGGAAATTTTACGTGCTAACATGCAAGCATACGGAGTACGTAATGCTACACAGATGGCAGTGGCTCCGGTTGAATCTAGTTCAGTGGTGATCGACAGTACCAACGGTATTGAAATGCCCATGAGTTTGATCTCAGTCAAAGAAAGCAAGGCCGGTTCGTTTGTACAGGTAGTACCAGAGTATGCTAGATTAAAAAACCGGTATCAATTGATGTGGGCACAGAAAGACTGTGACGGCTACTTGAAAACAGCCGCAGTGATTGCGGCCTATGTGGATCAAAGTATCAGTACAAATACCTTCTACAATCCTGCGCACTTTGAAGGTCGCAAGGTTCCTACCACATTGATTGCTCGCAACTTGATGCAGGCACATGCCTGGGGCCTAAAGACCTTTTACTACAGTCTAATCAACAAGGCCGGCAGCAAGCAAGACGCAGAAGAAGCTCCTGCCATGCTGGAGCCAATTGACTATGACGACGTTGAAGATTGTGAGGCCTGTAAGTTATGAACACAGTTGAAAAAGTCTGGGCCAGAGCCACTGGCCATTTGATGGGGCAGTCTGACAGTGATAGGCCTGATGTGCCTATCCTGACACTGCAAGAAGCCCGGGTTGCTTTGTTTTTAAAAACATTCTGGGTTGCAATACATGTAGTTACATGTATTTTTATTATGGCAAACACCATTAGACATTGGTAACATATGAGCAAACAACAATACAACCTAAACACAAAAACAGATTACTTGAATCGCAAAATGTTTCTAGACCCAGCCGGTCCGGTAACTATCCAACGCTTTGAAGAAGTTAAGTACAAAAAGATTGCAGACTTTGAAGCCACTGCTCGTGGTTTCTTTTGGCAACCAGAAGAAGTCAGTCTCACTAAAGACTCAAACGACTTTAAAGAAGCAAGTGATGCAGTCAAGCATATCTTTACATCAAACTTGTTGCGCCAAACAGCCCTGGACAGTCTACAAGGTCGCGGCCCGAGTCAGATCTTCATGCCAGTGATCAGCCTGCCAGAACTGGAAGCCTTGGTCTACAACTGGACATTCTTTGAAACCAACATACATTCAAAAAGCTACAGCCATATCATTCGCAATATCTACAACGTGCCCAAGGATGTGTTCAATACCATACACGACACTCGAGAAATTGTAGACATGGCCAGTTCGGTAGGCAACTACTACGAAGCACTGCACATGATCAACTGCCGCAAACAGATGGGCGAAGTAGTGACAGAAAAGGAACATGTACGTGCAATCTACATGGCTCTGCATGCCAGCTATGCGTTGGAAGCATTCCGCTTCATGGTAAGTTTTGCCACCAGCTTGGCCATGGTGGAAAACAAGATTTTCATGGGCAACGGCAACATCATTAGTTTGATTCTGCAGGATGAACTGTTACACAAGGGCTGGACTGCGTACTTGATCAATCAAGTGGTCAAAGAAGACGCACGTTTTGCTGCGGCCCGAACAGAATGCGAAGCAGAAGTATATGCTCTATATGCAGATGTAATTCGCGAAGAAAAAGCCTGGGCTGATTATCTGTTCAAGCGCGGCCCAGTGATTGGATTGAACGCAAACATTCTCAAAGACTTTGTTGATTTCACAGCAGTGGGTGCCCTGAAGGAAATTGGCATCAAGTACCAAGCACCGGCACCAAAAACCACACCAATTCCTTGGTTCAACAAACATGTCAACACGTCGAACAAACAAACTGCACTGCAAGAGAACGAGTCGACTAACTATGTTATTGGCATCATGAGTGATCAACTTGATTACGATGCACTACCCAATTTATAAAGGAAAAAGATGAAAAAGCTGTTAGTTATATTAAGTTTAGTCGCATTGGCGGCTTGCACGAAGACCACAAGTGAAGCACCTAAAGCCGGTGCAGTAACACCGGCATTTGTGTTGGATTACACTGCAAATTGTACATCAGGTGGTGCACCAACCATCAGTGGCAACTCTGTGACATTTGGATCAGGCACCCAATGCCAAGCAGGCAGAATTGTTGCAACACAGAGTTATGCCAACATCACTGAGTTCAGAGCCACGGTGGATCTGAGCCGGTTGTCCAACAACTATGTCAATGCCAGTATCTACTTGGTACAGAATCCCAACAACCCCTCAACACAACCAATTGGAAACAATTATTGTGATGCTGGTGGCAACAACAATGCCTGGAACTGTAGAGAACTTGACCTTATGGAAACAAACGGCAACAAACTGTTTCAAACCACACTGCATCTAGGCACCGGCGGCAGTTCAGCACCACAGCGTTATGAATACGCATACTCCAGCACAGCACTGAACAACACATGCTTCAACAGTGCCAACATGAAGAATGATCCTGCCAATGGATTGCACGATGCGACTGGTATTGATATGAGTCAGCCTTTTGATTTGGTCACAACCATCACATATGACACACCCAGAATGACAGTGTCTTATCAGCAAGGCTCTACCACGGTGGTGGTCTATGACACCAGCAATGGTTCCGGCGCACAAGGCAGCGGCACAGTGGACATGACCGACTTAGTAGCCACAATGAAGAATGGCTATTGGCCTGTTATCTCATTCTGGCAAGGTTATAGTCCAACTGGTCCTGGATCTGCACCCTGGTGGAATGGCAGTTGTGGCTGGGGTGCGCTGTGCAACAACACCAGCTCGTACTGGAGTGTAAGCAACATTCAAGTGACCACAAAGTAAAAGGAAACCGATGAAAAAAATCTTATTAACACTGGCATTGACTCTGTGCAGTCATGTGGTTGCGGCCCAAGATGCACCCACAACATTGTTAAGCTCAGGAACTATAAGTCCGTACCAGGCTCAACGCAATGGTCTATACATGGCTGCAGATTTTCTTGCGGCAGTTCCGGCCAACACACAATTTAAACTAAGCACACAGCCCTGGATGGATACCACAAACAACACTGTGGTCATTGCAAATATGCCATATGTGAGTGGTACCAAATATGCCAAAGACTATGCCAAAGAAGGCAGTGTGTTTGCCATAACCGAAGATGCCCAGTATCGTTATTTTGTAGGGAACGGATTACCAAATACCCCAATGGGCAACTTTCCAGTACAACCCGGCACCCCTGCCTACAAGTATTACAGTGTGGCTCCCGGTGGACATGATTTCAGAACAGGCATTCCGGGTTCAGACTATTCCAGTGCCGCGGCCATTGGTATCAGTCCTTATGTTTTAAATATTCAACTACCTAAATATCCCAAGGTCAGTGCCAAGCCAAATCCCATTGCCGCATTGCCAATTGGTGTCACACTCACAGGCACAGTGTGGCATGCTGAGATTGCCAATGCCAGTAATGTGGCATGGTATCCGCCAGCTTCAATTTTACCAGTTGACCAATGCTGGGGTCATCCCTATGCTCAACAATATCACCTGCATGGTTATAGCTGGAAGTGTTTCCCAAATCAAGGCACAGAAGGTCATTCACCCCTGTTTGGCTATGCCCTGGATGGCTTTGGTATCTATGGCCCCAGAGGGGATGATGGTAAAATGGTCACCAACGCCCAACTGGATGAATGTCATGGACATACCCACCCAGTGATGTGGGACGGCAAGATGCAGAATATCTATCACTATCACTTGAACCGCGAATTCCCATACGCTGTTGGTTGTTTCAGAGGCGCAGTCAACTATGAGCAAGCATTAGGGTCAGCTGATTTAAGAGCGCACAACAAACCTCATGGCGCACCGCACAAGCTATATAAGCCACATGACCATAAGAACCCCTTGCCACCAAATATTATTATTATTCCAAGGGTACCGTTTCAATAATTAACAACCGAGGAAACTAAAATGAAAGCAATTGTATGGTCAAAAGACCAGTGCCCTTACTGTGATCAGGCCAAGGCACTATTAACACACCAGGGTGTCCCATTCGAAGAGAAAAAAATTGGACATGGATACACTCGAGAAGAATTGTTAGAAGCAGTACCAACAGCCAGAACAGTTCCACAAATTATCATTAATGGAAAATCCATTGGTGGTTTTACAGAATTAAGAAAATACATCGACGAAACCGGATTCAATGGTACCGGATACTAAAAGGAAACTAAAATGTTAATTGATAGAGGCGCCGCAGTAGGCGAAGTAGTGACGTTTAAACTAACGTCTGGTGAAGAATTAATTGGAAAATTGATTGAAGAAACTGATGCACACTATAAACTGTCACGTCCAATGGTGATTGCCATGGGTGCTCAAGGCCCGGGACTAATGCCTTACTTGTTCACAGTGAGCCCAGACAAAGATATCAAGTTAGCAAAAGGCACAGTTACAGTGGTAGCGGCCACAGACAAAGCGTTTGCTGACCAATTTATTCAAAGTACCACCGGTATTATTGTACGATAAATACTGCATAACAATGGAACACTATGCCGGCAGCACAAAGACAAGGTGACACAAACTCAGCAGGAGGCGCTGCCACATCAGGCGTTGCCTCAGTGCGAGTGAACGGAAAGCCTGTTGTGGTCAACGGCACCAGTGTATCTGCCCATGCACCATGGGGTCGCCCACATCCACCGCATGCCGGGCCAACCACTACTGGTGGTAGCGACACTGTTCGTGCTGGAGGAATTCCTGTCAACAGAACAGGAGATGCCGACACATGCGGCCATGCTCGTGTAGGCGGTAGTCCTGATGTAAGGGTGGCATAATGGCCGCCCTGCTGTCACCACTGCAACTTCAAGCTGCCGCTGGGTTGCTGCAAAACAAAGGCTATCAAGTTAATCCTGCCTTAACAGCCGCAGTTAATGAGTACACATCAGTCCCTTTATTTGCTAATTTGATACTGGCAATGAATGCAAACACTTTGCCTGTGAATACACAACTTTTGCTCCAATCTTTTGCAGGTAATGTCAGTAACAGTTGTCCGGCACTAGCAGATTCTTTTAACAGTGCATTGACATACCCAGTTACATCGACACAGGCCAACCCAGGGCTGTCCGGAATCATTACACTGACTGCCAATGCTTACATGGGCAACGGCGACCTCAGCAAGTTTGTGCAGACCTTTACACAAGCAAACAGTTATTGTTCAATTACAAATACTTTCATTAACAGCGCAGTTAATTCTAACAACTATCTAGGCCCTACATTTACTGGCATGGACAATCTTGTCACAGCCGGACTTACCGAAATAAATCGTGCTACCCAGGCCATGGGCGACGACCTCAGCAATGCTGGCCAATACATTGATTTGGCCAATCTTGACAACTACGGCACGCCATTGGCATTGATACAACAAATATCTCGTCGAGCCGGCACAGTGAGTCCCTTGATTGTGGCACTGACCAATGTAGGCATAGACGAAAACATTGTACTGGGACTCAGCAATCCAACCGTGGTCGTGACCGACACAGTTCAAAAACTCATGTATCAGGCCTTGCAAAATATCACAGGCAGTGAACTTGCTGGCATTCTGCAAATACTAGATGTATGGACCCCCAATATCAATACCCTGGCAGACTTGCTAAACCCTGCTGTGATGTATCCAAACAGTTATCCGTCGTTGACCACGCCCACCGCAGATGGCCCACGTGCCATTTATATCACTCCTGAGGCCAATCCTCCTATTGATTACACTGACCTTTCGCCCGAAGACAATCAAAAGCTGTTGGAACAAGAAGCAGCCAACAGAACAGTAGAACGACCATTGGCCTGCGAAGTTCGACAAAGTGAAAATCCTGCAACTGTCGTTGCTACCAATACTGGTTCTGGCGCATCTTACACACCAAACAGTAATCTAGAAGCAACTGTGATAGCTTGCCAAACCGGCACAAGTTACGAAAGAATGAGCATAATGACAGATCCAGGCTTGGCCTTGGTCAACAAAGCACTGACCTGTTCGCTGAGTCAAGTTACAAATATTGGTAGAATGAATCTGCCGCAGTTGTCTGCTGCATTTCTTGTAGCCGAAACCAACAAAGATTTACCTGCAATTGAAGCCCAAACAACTCCAGTACCGCAAGCAGACTTAGATTACTATGCTAATGATCTAGCCATTGGCACCGGAGAAGACGACACTATATTGTTGATTGACATTCTTGGAACAGCCGCTGGAACAAATATCACAGAAAATCTCAGCAACTGTGTTGCCATCATTGACACCATGTATGCCGCCAGCCAGTTAGGCAACTTGATCACCATATACGATAACATCTATGCAAATACACTGGCATCAGATGTGGCCAATGTTACTACTCTGATTGGAGATGCTCAAGCAGAAATTGTCAATATCAAGGCCAATATCAATCCAGCTGCCTGCGCAGAACTCAACACATATTTCTCATCAATCAACACACAGTTGACTAGAGAAGCACAGTTACTGACTCGAGCGGTAATAGATATTGGCAATGTGCAAGGCAATAATCAAATAGCAGTTATGAGTTTTGCAACCTCACTACCCGGCTATGGACTTGATACCAAGGTTGGCGGATCCGCACAGTATCTTGAAGAGGTTACTGAAAAAACCATGGTTGGCGATGTTCTTGTCAGAACATCAGCTGCTCAATCCACAGTGGCCACATTGCGTGAGGGCCGAACCACAACAGCACTCAATGCTGCCGGAGCAGGAACAGCAGCCAACGCTGTAGAATCTACACCAACAACACCACCACCTCAGGCCACTTTGATACCTTCAATCATAACCGAAGCTCAGGCCCGACAGCAGGTAATTTATTAATAATATCCCTTGAAGCCGTGTTTCTTGTAGTTGGCCTGTCTAGCTTCGCCAATTTCAATCAGCACTTCCCAGACATATTGTAACAGTTTTTTCATAGTACTCATCTCCAATTTCCATTTCTCTCGTACTGGTGTGTCCAGTATTCAACATCAGCAATATCTTTTACATTTTTTGAGCTCAAGTACTGATCCAGGCGACTTTGGTAATTTTGCCTAGGAAACATTTCAGCCAGTCTCTCCAATAATTGTGTCATTAGTTTTGACATAGATTTTCTCCTTTTGTATCAGTATTTACCATGAGAAGATGTTGCACTGCACAAAAACTCATGGTTTCTACTAAGATTAGTACTCAAGTACTAATTTTGACCGGTTGACCAATTATTCCCAATTTGCTATAATTAGAGTATGAAAAATGCAACAATACGCCAGCCCGCTCTGCTAAATGAGTTCGAAGTGATCCAGGTAGCCGACTACATGGAAAAAAATCACCCCACAATACACTACACAATGACGCCCGGAAACGAGTGCGTCTGGGTGTACTACGGAAGTATTAACTTGTATTTTGTGTTTCGAGCCGGAAAAATCGCTGACATCCAAATAGACTAAAACGGTTGACCGTTATTTCCCAATTTGCTATAATAGAAGCATAGTAAGTAAAAAGGAGTTCAAAAATGTCATACGTAATCGTAGCCAAAGGCACTGGTCTTATTGTTACAGACGGTCCCAACCGAACCCGTGCATATAAAACTTTTGGTGCTGCCAAAGCAACCCGTACACGTCTTTGCCGCAAGGCCGGTTGGAACGAAAGCCAACTGAACATTGTGTCTCGCGACACGTACCGCGCACCTCGAGTCACTGTCAAGAACTTGATGTCGGGCAAGCCGGTGGAAATTGATGCCGACACTCCTTGGTGTTGCAACCCGGCTAGCGAAACCTACTGGAGCATGTGATATGATCACAGCAGACACACTCAAAACTCTTACCACTTTCACTGCACCGGCCCTGCAACGGGCCGTAGGTGAAAAGGCCGAAGGTCAGACCTTTACCAGTGCCAAGTTCTTGGGCATCACTAACGGCGGCCAGTTCTGCTACACAGTGGTATTTCCGGTCAAGGGCGGCACCGACAGCGGCAAAGTGTTCTTAACCTATAACCCTGCTGAGGGTAGGGTTATAGCCGACTGTGACCTGTAAAGGTTGACCCAAAATTCCCATTTTGCTATAATACTTGTATAGAAACTAAAAAGGGTTCCAAAATGACAGCAATTGCAACAGTGATCACAGAACAGTTGGTACAAGACACAGTCAACGAAGCAGGCATCCAAGCTCGTACAGCGGCCAAGGCATTCTACGCCAAACATGGCGATCGTGATGCGTGTGGTTTTGCTTGGGTCAATGTCTACGGTGTGCGCTCAAACTCAAAGTTAGGCAAGTGGTTGCAGGCCGCAGGCTTCCGTAAGGACTACACAGGCAGTCTACAACTGTGGAACCCCAGTGGTTTCCCGACACAATCAATCAGCATACTGGAAGCAGGCGCAGAAGCCTATGCAGAGGTTCTGAAGAACAAGCTGGGCCTAGACCGGGTCTATGCTGGAAGCAGATTAGATTGATTGACCGATAATTCCCAAACTGCTATAATACATTCATAGCGTAACAAAACAGGAGCCGAAATGAACATCAAAGAAATCAACACTGCAATCATGTTTGGTAACTTTACCAACGATGAACTCACCAGCATCACCAATGCGGTGCAGTATGCTCGCGAACAACTTCGCAAAACTAAAATTCGAGCTTTCAGAGCAGGCGACGCTGTGAAGTTTTACAGTGTCAAACGTGGCTTGGCTGTGACTGGTACTGTGACCAAAGTGGCCATCAAGTATGTCACGGTCAAAGACGGTGCCATGCTGTGGAAGGTGCCGGCCAACATGTTGGAGGCAGCATGAACACCGTTTATCGTATTCAAATGACCCTGTCTCCTGCAGAGTTGGCTCGTTTTCAAACAGCCTTTGCAGAGATGCAAAGTCAAATGGTAGAACTGGTGCTGAAAGCTGAACAACGCAACGGCTTCTCTAAGGCCAATGATGTAATCAACCGTATTCGGAGCATGTAAATGTCTGCGTCTAGTTTCCGTCATTGGGTGCAAAACAAGTGGTATGAGCATCAGGCAGAATTAGAAGGTTATGGTCAGCCACTGTCATACAACCTCAGTGAATACTTTGCCAGATACAAATACTGGCTCAAACGTGAATATCGTTATCAACAAGGAGCAAAATAATGGGTCTGGACATGTATGCCTATGTGGCAGCTCGTGAAAATCAACAGCGTGATTATTACGCAACATCTGAGTTCAATGAAGAAACTAAGGAGTACGGCAGTGCCACTGTGCCCAAGCCGCGTGAGATTGCCTACTGGCGCAAGCATCCTAACCTGCACGGCTGGATGCGCCAGTTGTGGATCCAAAAAGGGTTCACCGGTGACTTCAATGGCGACGAGCTGGAGCTGACCTGGGATGACATTGAACAACTTGAACAGGCAATCAAGAACAAAGAACTGCCGGGCACGTCGGGGTTTTTCTTTGGTAACGATGCTGACGAACACTATTACGAAGACGATCTTCAATTTGTTCGTGCCGCTCGTGCCGAGTTGTTCCTGGGCCTGCGTGTGTTTTACAACAGTTCATGGTAAAAAATATGAGTAAACGAATTGGACCCATCACACTGGACGGCGATGCAGCCGATCGCATCACTGTGCTTACATTGAAAGAGCAACGAAGCTATCTCAAGAAAGAACTTTCTGAGTGGAAGAAAAATCCTCGCACAGAAGCCAATCCTGACGGATATTGGTTGCATCCAGAAGATGTGGGTAATAACGAAATCATGGTTCATCATCTAGATGCTGTGATCAAATACTTTGGCGGATAAAAAATGAAAATTGGACTCAGTTACAGTCGGTGTGTTCTGGACATTGTTGAAGGTCGTGTGGCCATAGAAGATGTGCTAGTATTAATTACTCGTACAGATTTTGACCCACGTGATGACGAACAGTGGGCCGGTATTTGGGAAGGATACTGTTACGGTGGTATGAGTAATCCTGAGTGGGGTCATTATGACTTTAACAGCAAGGACGATGAAGACAAGTTCCGTAGTGTGAGCATCATGCTTTACACAGATGGCAAGATGCATCAGCCTCGACAGTTTGGAGCTCGCCCAAGCCGTCGACGCGAAATCTGGTTGGAAACAGTGTTGCCTGATTCAGAGCTGGCGACCCGTCCAGCAGTGAAAGATGCATGGGATCATTTTCAAACTCTAGCCGGTCTGACCAATGTCAAGCTAGATCGAGAATACCGATGAAAAAAATCTACTATGAAAAAGTTGGGAGAAGATATGTGCCTGTTGCGGAATATGACAACGACTTTTTGGACAGCTTTACCAAAGGCAATCACTTGGTCATGTGTTATCCCGGCGGAACTAGCCGCAGGTTTAATATTGATCCTAACTATGCGGCTATGATTGCCGCAGGGCGTGTGGCCGAAGATGCTATCTGTCAAGCCATCAGCAAGGCCAGTGAACTACGTCCACAGAAAAATCCTATTACGCCGGGACAAAAGAAAGCCTGGGAAAAGCTGGCCAAAGAGTTTGGTGACGAATTGGCCACTTTGCAGATCGACAGTGCTCGAGACATTGCCGAAGCTGGGTTGAAAGCCATGCAGGCAGAAGCAGACAAACTGATGCAACATGCCGGTGTGCGCCAGGCTTATGAGCAGTTCCTATTGGTATGTAGACTAACACAATCTGACTTAGAACGGAAGTAAATATATGAATGAAACAAATTTTTCAGACCCAAGGTTTGCGGGCATAATGGCAGCAGGTTGGATTCGTGACCTAGAAATTTCGGACAGTCGAATACACAAAGAAAAGACTATTGAAAAGGCTTTGGTAGCTTCGCAATTGGGCAGTGCCGACGCACAGGCTTTCTTGTTCAACTGCTATCAAGCCTACAATCCTTTCTATGTGTTTGGCATCCGACAAGTGCCTGAGACTGAGGGTTTGACTGGCCAACCAAATCACTGGCCGGGATTTTGGGCCTTGTTAGAAAGCCTGCGCACTAGAAGCGTCACTGGTAATCGTGCAAGAGAAGCAATTGAAACTTGCAGTCAAATGTTTGACTCGGACGAATGGAACAATGTATGTCGTCGTGTTATTATTAAAGATTTGCGATGCGGCATATCAGAGAAGACCTTGAACAAAGTGTTGGGCAAGACTGAATGGAAGATTCCGATCTTTAGTTGTCAGTTAGCACAGGACTCTACAGACCAGCCCAAGAAACTCAAAGGCATCAAACGTCTTGAAGTTAAACTGGATGGTGTGCGTGTGTTGGCAGTGGTGAATGGATCTGCTTGTACATTGTACAGCCGTAATGGCAAAGAGTTTGAAAACTTTCCGCAGATTGCAGACTTTATTGAAAAACATCGCAAAGCATTCCAGCGTGATTCTGCCTTTAGTGGACAGTTTGTGTTGGATGGCGAAATTGTGGGCAAGAATTTCCAAGACTTGATGAAACAAGCACAACGCAAAAAAGATGCCAAAACCGCAGACATGGTTTATCATGTGTTTGATATCTTGCCACTGAGTGAGTTTAGAGATGGCTTCTGTAATCTACAGCAACACAAACGCATTGACCTGTTGAAACGAGCTCAGGCATCCTTGCCAGAAAATGGTTGTGTGCGCATCATGCCTGGCATAGACGTGGACCTGGACACAGCCGAAGGACATGATGTCATGCGCAGGTTTGCCGAAGCCAGTGTAGAAGAAGCCTACGAAGGCATCATGATCAAAAGCATGGATGCACCTTACGAGTGCAAGCGCAGTGACTTTTGGATGAAATGGAAACCCACTATCACAGTTGATCTCAATATCGTGGGTTTCGAAGAAGGAACTGGTCGCAATGCGGGCCGGTTGGGTGCTATAATATGTGAAGGAGTTGACAATGACAGAACTATTCGTGTTAATGTTGGTAGCGGTTTGTCTGATAGCAATCGCGATGAGTATTGGGCCG